AGTCTCGCCGTGTCCATGCTGCCAAGGCTGCACGGATTCGTGATCTGGCTTGCGATAGAGGCTCGACATAATGCAGACCGGGTTTTCTATTGCCACGCGCGGAATGCCTGTTTTTGTCAGACCCCAAAAAGAAGGACGCGCTTGCCTGCTGCCTGCCGTCCATGCGTTTGACCTCGAAGTGCCGCGCGCCGCTCACCGACAGATTAGTGCAAGGCGGGTGGAACACAGCAATATCCCACGGGTAGTCCAGCACGTCGCGCACGTCGCCTTGATAGTGGGGCCCAGGTGCGTCTGTCGGGAGCAGATCGCAGGACATAGCATCATGGCCTTGGGCGATGAAGGCGTCGCGGACTATGCCCGAAAACTCGCAGCCTATGAGAACCCTCACCACCACGCCCACCACCCGAACAAGATGCACACCGCCGCCGCGACGATCCCGGCCCAAACGAACGCGGCGCTGATTAGGCTGGGCCGCCGCTGCCATCCGGGCGATTTGACGGGATGCTTCCACGGGCCGCCCCGGCGCGCTTGATGCTCAAGGTACGTCAGGGGGCTGGCGTCTAGCGCCTCGGTGTTTGCGCATCGGGTCATGGCTTGGCCTCCGCTAGGGCGGCGGTGGCGCGCCATCCCGCGTCGTCTCCGCCTGCATACTTAACACCAGCAATTTCAATAGGAGCGTAAAATTTTAACGCCTCCCTCAGCCGCTTCACCTCAGCGCGCAGGGCGTCGACTTCGGCGGTGGCAATATCGGCGCGGGTGTCCCATGGCGGCGATATCTTGACTGCATCCTCGCCACCGCAAAACGGGCATGGATTTAACTCCGGCGCGGCTGCTGCTGCATCCTCCAGATCATCCCGCTCCGTTGAAAAGTTAAAGGCTATGGCAACTGCCGTAGCGACTCTGGGCGCGGTGTGAATCTTGAATTCGTCCGCCCCGTCCGAAAAGGTCAAAACCGCGATCGCTTTGCCGTTGAATTGAAACTCGCGCACCGTGGCGCTTTTGGGGTCTTTCATTGCGCAACTGATGCTCATGCCGCGCACTCCTCTTTGCGCGTGTCATAGGCGCTGTCGGTGGGGTCACTGATGATCTCGGCGCGCTCATCCGGCGTGATCGGCGCGCCCTTGTTCCAGAACCGCACATATGCGGTGGCAGCGGCTGTCACGTCAAACGACATGGGCGCTTGGGTGGCCGTGGGTGGGTGGATCTGCAAAACAAACGCTTCCATGCCATCGTGCATGCATGCAGCCAGCGCATCGCAGGCGGTGATGAATGTGGCAGGATCGCAGGCGTTGGCGAGGCCCAGGGCGCCGTTGTCGGCAACGGTCTGGAAATACGGGGCGGTGATGAGGTGTTGGGTCATTTCATCTCTTTCGTTTTCAGATCAAAAGAACGCTTCGAGGATCGCCACCGTAGCGATGGCCCCGACAGCCGCGTCCTGCTGCGCCGTGCCGATCCGATAGCCGCGCTCTACGCAGGTCACGTACTCAAGAGATCCGACCGGGTAGCCGATCTGGCCGCACTCATTCTGGGCCATTCCGACGCGCTCTTGAGTGGAGCAGGCGGATAGCGCAGCGATGGCGATTAGGGCGGTGAGGGGTTTGGCTATGTTCATTGGTTTTCTCCAAGTTGCGGTTCGTTAAATAAACAATGGCATATGCGCGGGCGCACGGTCAAGTGTTATTCATACGATGCAGACTTAAAAATTTCTGACTCAAGGTAAGGCCGAATGCTTGCGGGGCTTTGCAATAGCGTTTCGCCGGTTTCCCTTACCATCAATAGCTAGGACTTCTTTCGCGCCCTGATATATCGCAAATCTTGCCCAGCTCTGAACGGCCTCTGGCGCGTCTTTCATTCGCACAGCGCCGCGCAAAACATCTTCAAGCTGCTTTGATGGGCGGGCCACGCTATCAGGCCACATGGAGCGCCAGCCAGTCTTGCACTGCCTGCTTCGCCGCCTCATGCCCCAAGGCAATGCAGACAAAGCATCCAGCCCGCGCCGATGCCCGCAGATAGTCAATCTGCCCATCCTGCCATGCGCTTTTTGTGTGGTCGCGCCGCTTCACTTCACAAACAAACGCTGGCGCGCCCGGTATAATAATATCACTGGCCCCCGGCGTCATTCCCTCAGCCTTAACCTTCTGCATCCCATGGAACTGACCGCCCCTAAGCTGCCCCTCATTGCGGGGATGAACGGCAAGAGCGCCTAGAGTTTCCGGGTATTCGCGGCGCAGCCAGTTAAAAAGCGTCACCTGCTCCATGCTTTCGACTGCGCACTTCCCGCGATATAGTCTGTCACCATAGATCAAAATCCCAGCCGTTTCTGCTTGGCCAAATTTCATGTTTCCGGCTCCATATCTGGCGCGCGATCATACCCCTAGCACTCTGAAAAACCCGCTTTCCGCATCCTTGGAATATGACACGGTGCGCGGCGAGGCTTCACCGTCATTCGTTGCATCCGCAAACATGCGCCAATCACGCATAGCGCGGGTGTGCGTTCCATCTGGCATGAGCCATATTGTGAACTGCCGCCACTTAGTGACAAACTCCACTCGCATTGTTTTGTTGCCAGCGCGAGACACGCCTGGCACGCACTCCATGCGCACAACATCATCCGTTTGGGGTTTGGTCGGATCTCGCTTTAGCGCCTTGAAGTCCGCATGAAGCTTTTCATTCGGATCGACGATTTCCCCTTTGCACTCGGCGCAATATCGCGCCGCAATATCGTTCGGCGCTTCGCAGTGTGGGCATTCCTTGCTGGTCCAGCGATAATCGCACCTCTCGTGCTTTCCTTGTGCGCCTACTGGCGTAAGGCCCATGCAGCGCCGCCCGTAGTGCATGGCAATGGGGCCATGTTCAGACTGCACTTGTTCGCCTTCAAGGTCCAGAATATACCCGGCCTCGTCATGTTCGTAGTCCTCGTATTCGCCATTCATGCTGACCTCATTTATGGTCCCGCATTCCGGGCATATCACTTCAACATCGCCGCCTTCTTTTGGCGCAACACCGGCACGAATAACTGGCGAAAACAAATCACCGTCGGGGCAGTGGTCGTCAAGATTGGTAGTGTAATCGAGGACCAAGCAATCGTCCTTTCCGCCATCAAGGCGAAGGCCGCGCCCGACGATCTGCTGTAGTAAACCAACGCTCTCCGTCTTTCGCAGGATCGCCACCACATCAACATGAGGGGCGTCAAACCCGACAGTCAAAACCGATACGTTGACCATGTATTTCAGCTTGCGCGCCTTGAAGTCACGCAGCATCCGCACGCGCTCACGGCGCGGCGTTTCGCCCGTTACAATGGCGGAATACTCAGGCGGCAGGCTCGCCATAACCTCATGCGCGTGTTGCACTGTCGCGGCGAAAATAAGCACCCCGGCGCGGTTGCGCGATTGCGCCACAATATCAGCCACAATGGCAGCCGTTTTCCGCCCGTGGCCGTGATATGCCTGATCCACCGCGGCTGCGTCAAAATTGCCCATGCGATTTGCCACAAGCCCGCCGGTGTCGTATCCATCGGCGTTGATTTTGCCGATAACCGGAGGCGTTAGATAACCCATATCTATCAGCGCGCGCGCGCCGATTTCATCAACGCATTGTGTAAAGTATGGTGTGCGGCAAGACTTTTCGCCGTTAGCTTTCCCGTCCGGCCACTTGGCAAAAATATACCCACCGCCCAGCCGGTATGGCGTGGCAGTCAGGCCGCACACTCGCACGTTTGGGTTTGCCATGCGGATTGCCTCAATTATACCTTTGATTGTCGGCGTGATCTGATGGCATTCATCCAGGAAAATCAGAGCATACCCATTATCACCGTGCTTTTGAAACGCGCTGATGCGGTTTTTAACCGTCAGCGGGCTGGCGAAAACAACCTTATGGCGCAAGCATCGCCCCCCAGCGCTGGCGCTGTAAATGCTGGCGGGGCTGCCCGTTGCCAAAAACTTCTCAGCGTTCTGAACCACCAGCTCCGCGCTGGGCGCTAGGCACAATATCCGCTTGCCTGTCTTGGCGTGGATTGTGTCAGCCAGTGCGGCGATAATGAGGCTTTTCCCCGCTCCGGTTGCCGCCACGATGCAAAACGGATCAGTGCTCAACCCCATATATCGAACGGCGGAATCATGGGCGGTCTGCTGATACGGGCGGAGTTTCACGACAACTTCCACCCCTCGCTTGCCTTTCCGCGAAACGGCTCAAGATCCGCACCGGGCGCATATTTGGCAATGGCCTTGGCATAGGACACGGATCCGACGCGCTTTACTAGCGTGAGCTTGCGCCCACCAAAGATTGCGTCTCGATCACCCGCTAGGCGCACCATTTCTGCCAGCAGTTCTTTCTTGCGCGACGTGGCGTTGTCAATCGCCTCACTAAGCTGGTCGTATTCAGCAACAATGCGCTGCGCCTCAAACGTATCAACCTCAACGCGCAGCGGCTCAAGGTAGTCGTCCGGCACCTTTACCGCGTCCAGATACTCAGCGTAAAACTGGCGCAGCTTCGGCAGGTTTTCGTCTTGCCATGCCTGATCGACAGATACCGTTTCCAGTACGGCCCCGCCGGGCGCCCATTGGTAAAACAACCACGCCATGCGGTCGGTCGCCCAAAGCGAAAACTGCACTTGATCGTAGTAGTGGGGCTGCTCGCGCAGCGTTTTGAACGCTGGCTTTTTATCCTTACGCTTGCCAAATGGACACTTTATTTCAAGCCCGGCGTAATCGCTCAATAATCCGTCCGGGCTGCACCCCGCCCAATCCTCGCGTGTGATAAATCCAACCGCCTGAACAGTCAGTCCGGTTTCCATTTCAAACTCGACCAGCGCGCCATCTTCGTTTCGGGTGCCGTATTCGGTTGCTATGTTTCCGCTAAATTCTGATTCGGCGCGGTGATATTCGCGCACCATGCGGCGCAGCACGTCGGCCCGCTTTTGATATGGGCTGTTGCCAAGTATCCCGCCAACAGCGCTTGCAGTAATTTTTGCTCGACGCGCCTCAAACCATTCCTTGCTACGCTGTTCCATGTCTATCCCCTCATGTGTTTGCGGTGTGAACGGCGGGGCGCTAACCCCGCCGTTGGCTTGTTTAGAAAGGAATTTCGTCGTCAAGATCACCAGCAAGCGGCGCCGCTTTCGGCTTTGGCGCGGGCGCGGCCTTCACATCAACGCCTTTTGATTTTGGCGCTACTGCCGAAACCCAATTTCCTTCGATCTTTTCGCCAGGTTGTTCACGGTCCGGCATGGACCAGACTTGCAGAGAAATAATCATCGGCTTGTTTGTCAGGCACATTGTAAGGCTATCGTCGGTCGGCATTTCGCCTTTCTTGCCCAAACTTCCCGCCCGCGTTGGCATCAATCGCCGCCAGCATACGCTTCGCCTTGTCGCGCTTCTTAGCAGCCTTGTCAGCGTCTTTTGCGTTCGGATCGTCGTCAGTCACCCACAGCTTTTGAAACACCTTGCGGTTTTTGTATTCATCCGGCGCCATGATTGACCAGCGCAGATTGATGTATTCTGCCTCGTTGCGCTGATCCCACTTAGCCTCGTCGATCAATGCTAGAACGCTTGACCCGCCGGGAATCGGCGTCATATCACCGCCGCCGGGGATTTCGTATTCCTTATCGGGGGTTGTCTGCGGCG